ATGTATGGTTTGGACCATAGGACAATCCTTCGCCAGCTTCGTCAGACCAAATCTGATCGACCTCGCCAGAGTAATACTGTTCTTCCCAGTCAATGGTCTCCTGTTCGAATGCCCATATCATTTCATCCATGACCCAGTTCCAACGAACTTCGTATTGTTTCCAAGAAAGATCTTCATATTCTTCTTTATTTTCAAAGTCCAAACCAGACTGCGTTTGATCTAGATCATTATATCCGATCACACGCATTTCTTCTGGAATATCTTCTAGATCAACTATCGCCGAACCATGCTTGGTTTCACGCAGCTGCTTGAGCATCGGCAGAATAATCAAAGCAAGAGTACTATCCATGTTCCAAGTATCATAGTGGTCGATATGAACGTTGATGACACGCTCTTCATCAGGTGAATCTGGATACGGTCCTATATTTACGTGCATAATTACGGTTTCCTTTTGCAATTATCAAAATGCCATTGTTTCATTGCTGGTGCTCCACCAACTTTGTTGCAATGAGGGCATTCTAGTTTCGGTTTACTTCTGCCTATCATGGCTTCTGATTGTTTTTTTCGAGTCTCAGCGGAGAGTTTTTTCCCTTTTTGAGAAATACTTTTTTTCAGTTTAGATTCTTCATTCCACTTCCATCCAGAAGTTTTCTGGGTTTTTCTGGCAGATTTAATCTTTTCTATAGACTTATTCGTGTGTTTTCTGCCTGTCCAAACTAATCTAGTAATTTTTCTTCTGATCTCATCAGAATCAATCTGTCCGCTTAAAGCCTTCCATGCAACGTAATCTTGCCATTTTCCGTGGGATTCATATAGCTTTCTGTGAGCCTCGGCATGTTCTTCTATAGTCAGTTCAACTAAATTTGAAAGATCGTTAGATCCGCCCATATGTTTCGGAATAATATGGTGTTTGTGTGTTGCCATTTGACAACCTATATGAAAGTAGATATAGGTTATTTAGTAAAATTTCTACTTTCATTGTTTATCCCTTTTTGCGACGCGCCTTGCGCTTCTTAGAACCTAGTTTTGCTCGACCCTTGCCGAAACCTTTTGTTCCTACTTTAGCTGGCATCTTGATTCACCTCACTGAAATTAAATTCGCCATTCTCTGCGGTCACTCTTATATAGCGTCCACCAGAGTAACGAAGATAATCTCGACCACCATCAACCATCACATCACCCTTGGTCTGATAGTCATTGCGATAGCGAGAGACAAGAACTTCACCATCTTCGCAAAGCATGCCAGTAATAGGTTCACTGAATGCGCTTTCAGCATTGGTGATCAAAGTTTGCTTGCGCTCATTTACAAACATACCAAAATAGTTGCTATGACCCTTTGAGCGATCAGGGTTCTCAACATAGAACACATCAACAGGCATGTCATGCCATGTTCCATCAGGACGCTTTGTGCACCAGTGACCCATGTACTTGGCATTGTAGCGTTCTTCGATTGTCTTGATACCCTTGTCAGTGAAATGATAGGGCTTGTTCTCGATATACATTTTTATACCTGTTGTATGTAGAGACTATATTATACGCTAGTTGATTGAGAAAGTCAACTAACAATTTTTCCGTCATGCACCAATGATTCAAAGTTTCGAAACAGTTTGTCAAACTTCATTTGATAGATCTCTTGCATTCCAAGAAGAGCATTAGAGATCTGATCTTTTGTTAGACCACCCTCAAGAACATACTCATCCAGAATCTTAATATCATCAACAATTTGCCAGCAGCTCATTATCTGCTGTTCAAGGTCAAATCTACTCATTATCATATCCTTTCTTCAGCGTGAGTGTCACAGAGAGTTATGTACCAGCTACCAGATCTCATCTTACCAGAATTACCACACTCTTCGCAAGTCACGGCACTCATGCTTTCTGCCATACGCGCCATACCATCGACGACTTTATCGCCACCATGATAGTAAAAACGCAACGTGCCATACTTCTCTTTGACTTGCAAGACCACTACCTGTTGACAGGCAGCAGGAACAGTGTTGCATTGCGGTTCAATGTCCTCAAAGATTTTTTTTGCTTGCTCAATATCCCACTCACGAGGAGACTCTGCTCGTCCTTGGAAATAGCGAATCAGCGGAGCAAGATTGTCTTTGGTAGAACGCTCTAGTGCGCGATTAAACCGCAGGACGTTGGCGCGTCGACTCCTTGTATTGTCGATATGATTCTGAATGTTGGCGCAAAGCATATCGATTATATTGAACCAGCCATCACCGCAAGCGAATCCCCAGCACATGGCTGTGTCGCGCATGTCGCCGTTGCGATCACGAAAGATCTTTGGGTATCGAGCGCACAGAGTTTCATCAAGTTCTTCCTTCATCACTCAACTCCAAAATGCTTGAGGATCAAATCACCATAAGGCATACCACGACCAAGATCAGTGAAGTTGACCTGACTGGCACATTCCCTGATGATCAACTCGGCGAACTTTTCGTTCCAAACGGGAAGATACTTGTCCACATTATCAGTCCAGTTGGGAGGCAAATTCTGATCACACCAAGCATCAGTTGCAGTTACAAGTTCACTAATTCGTTTGTTCATTTAACTAAACAACATCATGAAGGAATAGAAAATAATACCAGAACAAATCACAATCGCAGTAAAATACTTAGAAAGCAGAAGAATCTTTGACGATGTATCCTGCTTGAAGTGCGAAACGATCACATAACTAGAAATCTTATCAATCAAATTCATCATCGTATCCTCTTTATCCTGAAGTAATCAAAAATGGCAACATCCGCTCTTCATATTCTTCCCACAATCGTTCTTGATTCTTTAAGGCAAACTCCAGACCAAATTGTTTTACATCTTCTTCAAACAATTTTTGGTCGAAAATCGAAGATTTATCTACATTATCCACGACGCATCCTCGAGATATCTTTCATCTGTTCTTCGTCAATAACTGGAACGGCATTACTCTTATGCATTGTAGCAATGCCCTTGACCAGAGTGCCTGTATACATTAGGCTCTCACGCTTTTCGGTGTATGACCGATCAGAGTTTAGTGAAGCAATTGCTCGCGCATCACTGGCACCGACACGATGCCCATAGGCAAGAGTCGGCAGCTTCTCAACACCAACAATCGCTGACGACTTCCGATACTTGGTCGCGACCTCGCCCTTCGGCTTTCGCTTCTTCTTCGGCTTGAACTTGGTTGCGCAATAGATCATCATATAATATATTCTACCTGATTCCGTGGTGCTTTTCAACTTCTTGCACTAGATTGATAATGTTTTGTGATAACGGCTGAGCAGGATATACACGATTGAAGATCATGCTGATCTGATCGACGCTCATCGGCTGCGGCTGCGGCTGCGGCGCGTTGAGAACTTCGCGCAAAGTCGCATAGCCAATGTCTTCACGCGACCAATCGCCAAGGTCTGCAATCACCTGCTCCAACACAGCCCGATCAATCGTGATGGTGGTCATTGTCACTTCCTCGCAATGAACTTTATAGACTTCACTGCATCTTTGCAAATATCAATCATATTCTCAGAATGCTTCCGAGCCTCGCGCAACTGATACACGCATGCACCAAAGCCAAAAACTGTAATAACAAGGCAAATCTCAAGAATCATTTTATCGCTCATCACACTTTCTCCATGTAGATCGACAGAGTACTGTCGGCAATCTTAGAACGAATCATAGACGGGATGTCGGTGAACGGATCTTCGAGATAGTATCCGCAACCGTCCTTCCAATTATTATACTTGACAAACTTAGCAAAGTCAAGCATGTGCTTCTTGTTCTTGGGATTGAACTGGACACGCTGCTTGGGCGCAAGAGCAGATTTAAAATACATGATTAGTATGCCTCGTCGTATTGACCCTGATCCCAGTCGTCGCCGCCCATGTAGTCTTGCCACTCTTCATATTCAGTGGGCTGACCATCATCGACGGAATCTTCTTCCTGTTCAGGAATCATATCCAAAGGAATGCAGAGCATTCTAGCAATCTGCACATCGTTGAAACCTTCATCGCGGAGTTGTTCAATATCCGCGTGCAGTTCACTCATCTTACTCATTACGAATTTTCCTTATTGAATAAAATTCAAAAACCAAACAAGCATACCAAACAAAAAGCCACACAGGAACGGACCTAATGCGGTATCAAACTTATCACGATTCATGCGAACACCTTATACTTTGCCTTGCGGCTATACTTGGTCTTGTCCTTATGAGTAGCAGGACGATTGACCGAATTGAACACCCGAGCAACGGGATTCTTGCGACGATGATTTAAATTAGACATGTTTGTCTTCCTTCTTAGGATCGGTAGAAAGCATCAATTCATGTGAGGCGACGCTCAACGCGAATTCCAAATTGGACGCCTTCTCGAGATCATTGCGAACAATCATGTGCGCGACCAAGTTCAGAGTTTCTGCGTCCAGCGCATTCAGCTGGTCTGCTATAAGCATCGCTTGAATAGTTTTCATTATCGCTCGATCTGGAACACCCGAGAAAGCACATACTCCGTCTCGAGATCTTCGGTCACGACCGACAGCATATTACCGTTCAGGATATACACCGCAATATCGCTATATGCGATCAGCGCACCCTCGGGAGCACCAGCGAACGATTCGGAATCCGTTTCGTCCATCGGGGAAAACTTCAGACCGTTCTGGACGGCGACTACCAACTCTTGCATATTCATATTTCGTTCCTTTTCCTTCAACCTATAGAACCATTATAGCTGAACTAGGCGCAAAAGTAAAACGAATAAACTCTAATAGAATCAATGACTTACGGAGGTGCCGCACAGTTTTACCCTTACTCCGTAATGATATCGGTGGTTTCGCCGCTGCCGTAGTTGGTGATCTCCTCGACCCACCTATTACCTTCGTCCTCTTGGTATAGGTTGAGTGCCTTCGTTCGGCTCTTGGTCGTGAGAATTTTCTTATTCCCGCTGACCCGTTTGCCTCTGATCGTGATTTTCGCGTTTTCGTAAACTTCGTAATACTGCTTCATTTTTACCTCAACTTATACAGCCATTATAGTTGAAACAGAAGCAAAAGTAAATAGGTGAAAACTCTAATAGAATCAATAACTTACGCAAGCCGCTGGAACCTCCTACAATCCTATTGCAGCGGTCCTTCCTTGACCCCTCATATGAGGCTCCTGGAGTACAAAAGACCGCCAAGATAGACCAGGAGAAGGAACGCGGAAACGACCCAGAGGCTCGGCTCCCTCATACGGACGCCAGCCCAGAACCAGCCGACGTTGCCTACGAACGAGGCTATGATATTAAAAGGGTAAAGGTTGACGCTGGCTAGAATTGAACCAGCGATCAGGAATGTGGTTGAAACCCACTTCAACCAAAAATCAAAGTTCTTCACTTTCTATGATTCCGTCAATGAGCATGCCAAGTTGTTCTAACGGAATAGTTCTGACTCCGATCCCAATTTCTTTGAACATGATCTCTGAATGATCAATCGAATAGTGTTCACCAACACCTTTGCCTGGAAATGGTTTGTTCGGACCAATGATTTCTTTCACACCAACCTGAACAAGTGCACGTGCACAATCTGAACAGATTCCCTTTGGGTGCCAGTTCAAATATAGACGCGATCCGTTCAGATTGATTCCATGACGAGCGGCATTATAAATCGCATTGCGTTCGGCGTGTTCAATCCACTGATACTTCTCTGGTCTTTCCCAGCGACTCTTATCATGTTCATTGATTCCACGCGGAAAGCCATTGAAGCCCATAGAGAGAACTGCGTTACCATCACCGACGATAACGCAGCCGACCTTTGTTGAAGGATCTTTACTCTTTTGAGCAATTACAGAAGCCTGTAAGATAAACAGTTCATCCCAATTCATTCATCACCAAAAATTATGTTGTTACTTGATATCGATCTTTCGAGGCTTGTGCTCTTCAGGGATTATGTTCTCTAGCTTGATGGATAGGATTCCGTCTTCTAGATCTGCACCTTTTACTACAATAGTGTCAGATAGAACGAACTGACGAGAGAATTTACGACCAGCAATACCCTTTGATAGGTATGTGCGGTCGTCTTCGTCTCCCTTCTTTCCCGAAACCTTCAGCGAGTTTTTCTCTGAGGTGATTTCGATTTCACTCTTCTTGTATCCAGCAACAGCCAGTTCAATGATAAAATCGTATTCGTCTGTCTTAATGATGTTTACAGGCGGGAAGGCAGTGGTTGTTGCAGTTAGTAGATGAGCAGCGTTGTCAAGAGCTGCAAACACATTCTCGAATCCAAGAGCGGACGGGAGAAGTCGATCATAGTTATAGACGTTCTGTGACGTTAGTGTCATTTTGTTACTCCTTTAGTAAGCAAGTTTAAAAACGTAGACCCCAAACGGGCATCTACGTTCTATTTATACAACTCACACAGTTCCTGTGGAGCCAAATCCGCCATCTCGCTCAGAATATTGAGAAGGCATTTCGCTTAGAACTGTCAGGTGAATGCCCTCGTTGATGATAACCTCAGCCTGAGCGATTCGCTCTTGATAGGCAATGGTCTGAGAGATTCTAGAAATGTTCGTCATCAGCACAAACACTTCTTGCTGATAATCAACGTCTACGATACCTTCACAATTAGCCAGAATCAATCCACGCTTCAGCGAAAGCCCAGAGCGTGGATGTAGGCGGATTGAATACTGCTTGAGAGGCTCACTATGATCCAAGATGTCACCGAAAGTCTCGATGCTCAGATTCTTTTGAATCTTCATCACAAGACCAGTAGGGACTAACAGTCGCTCACCTGGAGCAATAAACAACCCTTTATCTGATTCGATAAATCGTTCAACTGGAATATTGAACTCATTGTAGCCATTTACAATCTTATTAGTCGGACAGTAATGTAGATCAAAGCATGCCGACATCTTGGTGCCGAACGTTGGGATCTTCACATCTTCACTCAAACGATACATGCCTAAGTCAATCATATATTAAGCCTCAGTTTTCTTTTTACCAATCGTGTACTTCGCAACCAATTGCCACTGATTCTTATCCTTGAATGGAAGAATCTTGATCTGGCTCAATGGTGCATAAGGTTCTTTCGTCTTGTTTGGATCAACCAGCTTCACCAGCCCCCACTCAGCCATGAGATTAGCAATAGTATTTCTGCGTGCCAGATCGTTGTCCGAAATATTGCTCGGCTTACCATCCAATTCAAATAGTTCCTTGAAGTGGACAATGTAATACTTGCCTTGCTTATGCAGGATATGGCAAGACTGATACAGGATGTTATCATTCTTTGCTGCTACGCCGATGCGAGTAAGAGTCTCGCGAACCTTTAAAAAGTCATCCTGCTTTTCTAACAGAACCTCTACCAATTTTTCAATACTCATTTCAATCACCCTTATATAATTGTTTTTTTATCGCGGCGATCTGAGTATCATCAAGTATCTTCAAGGCTTCATATGCTTTAACGTCCGAATAGCCATAATACTCTTTAACAGCACTCAAATCATCATCAGCACCCTTTTTAAACCACTTCGAATAACGTCGTTTCTGGGCACGTACAATATTTATAAGGAAATCATATTTGAGTTTGTTGTCGAGGTTTCCGTATCTGTTCATTTCATTCGCCAGCAGACAAGTGTCTCGGTGATAAGACAAGCCTCTGTTGACCATGAAAGCTGGGTAAGACCGTTCGTCCGCATCGTTTAGAAGCGCATATTCTTTGGTCTCAAGAATACTTGGAAGGATTTCTTTGAATAGGTCAGACATTATGTTTCCCCAAAATCTTGTATACAGTACCAGTTCCAACTGAATACTTTCTAGCAAGACTTCTAATACTGTGACCCAATTTTCGATCTTTTACAATGTCAGATTCAATTTCTGCAGTTAGATTTGTTGGTCGCCCTATTTTAACACCAATTGCTCGAGATCGAGCAATCCCCGCTTTAATCATTTTTGAATATTCATTCTTATTGAACTGTATTAGTCCGTGCATAATGTTATGATGATAAGTGCAAAGATTTATCGTTCCTTCCTGGCTGACACAACCCAATGTAAACATATATGAAAAAACTTCAGTGAAACTGCATTCACCTAATTTTTTATTTTCATCGAAGTTTGACCTTTGGTTGACTTTTTTTCT